TGGCACTGAAGCTGCGCGGCAAGCTACAGCATGCGGTCAGAGCCAGCGGCGGCAGTCGTGATCTGAAGCTGATGACGTTCGAGCGCGGCGAGGAGTTGTGACAATGGATGGCAGTCGCGGTTTCTTACCTTTCCCGTGACTGTCAGGGGCCGGGTGTCCCAGCGCGGACTTCAACACCCGGCCCCACTACAATAAAAAATGCCCGCAGCCGTTGGGGACTGCGGGCTAAGGGGACGTCTCTTTCGCGTCAGGAGTATAGCACCATGACGACACGCTCGCAAATCGGAAAAATAGTCGATGAGGTTTCTAAGAAGCTCATCGACGAAGGCAAACTGATCGAGGTCGGCTTCTACGGCTACCGCCGGTTCGTGCTGCCGCCCAACGCGCCGCAAATCCAGATCGATGAGTGCCGCTGGGCGTTCTTTGCCGGGGCGCAGCACCTGTTCGCCAGCATCATATCGATCATGGATGCCGACGCCGAACCGACCGCGAACGATCTGCGCCGGATGGATCAAATCCACGCCGAACTGCAAAAATTTGCCAAGGAGCTTGAGCTTCGCGTCGAGAGCAAAGGCAAGGCATGAGCCTGCTGACATGAGCAAACGCAAACGTGGCCCCATCCAGATTAGGACCGTCCGCATCCAACGGCGCGTCGTCATCTACAAGGCCATGACGAAAACCATCAAAACGGTCGGCCCGGTCTATGTTGCCTTCGGGGGAGCAATCAAAGAGGCTCGTATCGCGCTCAAGATGCGTCAGGAGGAATTGGGCGAGAAGGTCGGCCTTTCGCGAGCGTCCATCATCAATATCGAACAGGGCCGCCAGCGTGTGCTGCTTGAAGATATTTTCCATTTCGCCAAGGCCCTCAAGATGAAGCCGCAAAAACTTTTTGACGCGGTGCGTGATCGCCGCCCATGACCGAGACCCTCGCCGTGATCGATGCCCCGCATTTCTATTGCGGCATCGTGCTGCGCGAGGACAAAGTGATCGAGGCGGCCAACATCGTCAAATACATGCGCGGCTGGTCGCGGGATCGGGTGCGCGACTACTGCCGCCAGAAGAACTGGAAGGTCAGTGTGGTCAGCGTCAGCGAGATCGTGGAGCCGTGAAGCCGGACTGGGTCGGCAAGCCGATGGCACTGTGGCCGCTTCGCAAGCTGATCCGCGAACACAAGTTCGCCCGCATCGATCTCGGCTGGCGTCACCCATGGACGCGATTGCTGCGGCTGGAGTTGATGAGACGGCGTCCTGCGAAAAAATAATTTTAGATCTTCCGAACGCCCATTCTATCGGCGCTCTCGCAATCGCATCGAGCGACTTTGATCGCGGCAAGGCCCGCCGATCCTCAAGTCAAGTGCGCGAAATTTTTTCGCCGAGCCAATGTTCATGCGGCTTATCGCAATCGCATTTCGGCAAAACCGGAAAAAGCGCGGACCCCACTTGCTAGGATGTTGGTGTCAACGGAAAACCGGCGACTGCGATGAGGCAGTCGCCGGTCCACCAACACGGGAAGGAAGGAAGCTACGATGACAACCACACGAGAGCCAGTTCAAGTGAGGCGTCACCGCGAGACGAACGATAGCATGTGGCGAACGCTGGCACAACGCGACGCCTGCATCGCCAAGCTCGTTCGCTACGAGATCAAGCTCGACAAGCTCCGCAAGCTCTTGGCCAGACAGACCAAGGCCTTGAGCAAAGCGAAGGCTGCGCCGCTGCCGCAGGGCGACCCGTTGCCGCCAGAGATGGTGAAGGCGGTGAAGGCGGCGATGGACGACGACCCGATCCCGAGCTTCCTCGACCGGCGCAACCTGATGGCTGATCCGAAGACCAAGGACCTGAACGCCGAGCGGCGGATCGTCGATAAGGAGAAGCGCGAGGCCAAGCTGACCGGCGCGACCCGCAAGATGCCGTTGACCGGCAAGGCCGCGCTGGATCACATCCGGCACGGGTAGTACCATGGACGTGGCGCGGGCCGGAGTTGCAACTCCGTTGCATCGTTGTTCACCGCGACGATGCTTGCCCGCGCCACCTTCAGGCGTGGATCACAAACCCGAAGGAGTGCCAGCCCAGCAGGAACAGCAGCACGAAAAATAAAAACTCGCTGGCATACAGATAGGGTCCGGTCAGCCCGCCCCAGCGCGTCCCGATCCATGAGAAAAACCACAAGATCATCAGCACCCAGAACAATAATCCAATAGACATGGCCGCCTCCTTGGTTGCCGCTATTTCTGTTGCTCGACCAGCCGCCGAACCTCGTCGCACGTCTCGACCACCGCAATGAACTTGCCGTCGCTGGTGTTGATGACGCAGCGCACCTCACCGGGGACGTGTTCGTTGGGCTGGCCGGTCATCGCCTGCGTCGAGGCCTGCATGCTGACGATTGCGTCGCTGTTCAGCAGGATGTCGTGGCCCTTCGGACCATGCAGCAGCACCCAGATCATCAGCAGCGTCATGGCACTGCCGCGTAGGCTGCGTCGATCTCTTCCTTGACCACCACGGTGCCCGCCTCGATCTGCGCTTGCAGATTAAGCTGCGTCGTCAGGCAGTCGTGGACGCGGGCCTCCATCTGCTGCTCGATGGCGAGCAACTGCGGTTCGGTCAGCGCGATCACCTTGGTGCCAAAATCGTAGGGCGTCTGGGTCGGCACCCCCGGCCTTTCCTGAATGATGCGGTAGTTGAAGAACACGTCGCGCGTCGCCGGATCAGTCGGGATCAGGAACGTGTCGGCACCGATGGTGTGCGAAATCCCGGCACTGGCCTTCTGGTCACGCTTGCTGCGCGAGTAGTCCTTCAACCTCACCTTCATCTGATCGGCGGTGTACGGCGTCGAAAGCCAGTGACCGGGATTGGCCGGATCGGGAGTGACCACCGCGTAGAACTCGTCAGGCCTCGGCTGCTCGACCACCTCGGTGATGCCGATGGCTGAGCGTTCCGCTGGCGTCGCCAGCCTGATCCAGTTCGACGGATAGGCGATGCCGTTATGCTCGAACTCGATGTCTGGCGAGATCGGCTGACCGTTGAGAACAAACATTATCTTGCCCTCGCATATTTGAATGGGTTCTCGGCAAACGCCGCGAAGATGTAGCTACCGCCACCGGCATTACAAAACGCCTGTGCATTGCGGGCCTTGAACCCGTTGGAGAGGATGTCGAAAGTGCCGCTACTGGTTTCGGCCTGCGGCAAGTCGGCATAAATCTCGTGCGTTTGCTGGTTGTATGGGTCACGCGCCACATCAACCACGGGCCAATCGTTGGCGACGTCGAAGCGTTTGGCCATGATCCAGCGAGGACGGAAGCCGCACCAGACAAAGGGACCGTCTGTGCTGGCATTGCCGACGTAAGCACCAAACTTGGAGAACCCCGGCACCTCGGCGAACAGGTACGCGATAAAATTGTCACCGTTGGCGTTGACGGGACTGGATGCGCCAACGCTGAACACCGAAGATGTTGGATCGGTGTTGTTCCAATAGCCTGCGTTGACCGTCTGTCCGGCGCTTGTATTTAGCTCCATGAAAAGAGTGTTACCAAGGCTCTTGTGGTAGACCGCCCAGTTGACTGCGCTGGACCTGTCCTTGATGAGCATGAGGCTTGGCGGCACACCGAGCGCGTGTGCGACAGTTCTCGCGACACCCGTGCCAGCGTAGGCGACAATATCCAGACCGGGGACAACACCCTTCTTCCAGAGCCACGCAGCAAATGTCTGGCCGTTGACGTTGCCGTTGCCACCGCCATTCAGAGTAAACCCATCCGCCGTGAATGCTGTCACCGCCGTATCGGCCACCGCCGCGTTTGGCAGGTTCGGATACAGGGTGATGGTCGGACCACGAACACTGTCGGTGAGGTTGTGATTTTCGGAGCCGCTGCGGCGCTTGATCCAGTCGATGTCGGGCTGGAAGCCCATTCCTGTGACCGCGTTCGCGCCGCCGTTGCCGACGTACAGCGCGACATCGAAATACTGCGACGGTTTCTTGATCGCGGGGTCGGGAAAGTTCGCTGTGCAGAGCGCCTTGTAGCCTGCTGGTGCAGCAAAACCGAACGGGCGCTGGCCCGCGTTGAAGACGGCGGCGGCACCGTTGTACCCGTTGAGGTCGGGCACATACGGTCCCGTCAGTCCGGACGCCAGCACCCCCTGCGATGCTCCATTTTTGTAGCACGTCAGAGACCCAGCGTCGGCATCCAAGGCGAAGCCGATGACGTCGTTCGTTGTGAAGGCGGCACCGTAAGCCGAACCCGTTGCGCCGACACTCTTGTTGCCACTGGGGCGATACAGGTACGCGCCTGCAATGTTGTAGCCATTGGGACTTGGAATAGCGTTGGTCGAGATGCCACCGTTCGGATACTCAGCCGAAACGATCCCGGTGACCGGGGTCATCTCCCAGTACCACTTGCCTGACCTGATCCACTGGGTGGCGTGAACTTCAGCAGCCCAGACGCTATTCGGGAAGGTAACTTTCAGGTTGCCCTCGGATAGAGCGACGGAGCCTGCATTGGCCACGTTGGGTTCGTTCGCCAACGGGTTCAGCGTCGTATAGTTTCCTCGCACCTCGCCGCCTGCGCCCGTGTCGGTGCCGTAGTTGGTCGGCGTGTCTACGAGGCTGTCGTTGGTGACGCCTGCGGTGACGCTGAAACTGTTCGGCGTCCAATTGTTGCCGTTGCCGCTGGTGTCCTTGCCGAGTGTCGCCGCCGTGACATTGCTGTTGTCGGCAAAATCGAGATGGAAACCGTTGGCACCATAGGTGCCGGTGTAGGCCACCGGCACCCATGCGCCCGTGGTGGCGTCAACCGCGCCGAACGCACCCGGCGTGAGTTGCTGACCATCAATGAAATACGTGTCGGCAAAGTAGCCGTCGAATTGATCGAGGACTGCCGGTGCGTAACGCCCGATGGAGTGCGCCTGCGCTTTGTTAAAGTCTTTGATGGGGTAGTTCGGCGCTGGGGGCGTGTTGGTCCCCCATGCTGTAATCTCGACACCGTTGACGTACACGCGGACACGGTTCGCAGGCGTGGGCTGCGTCGTGTCGATAGCAAGCACGACATGCATAAACGCGCCGGGGTCGCGATACACCGACGCAGAGGTGAGGTTTGCGTCACCATTACCGAGATACACCTGTATTTGATCGTTGACGGTGAAACGGAAACTGTCGAGCGAAGCGATGGCACTCGACAGAAAATCCATCACCCCAAAGCCGCTGCGCTTCACCCAAGTGCTGTAAGTCAGTTTTTGATTGGACCCTGCGACCCCGAAGGTGCGGGACAGGTAGCCGCCAGCGGCGGCGCGAAACCGCAGCGACCGCGCGATCTGATAGGCAGTAGGAGCAGCCGCTGCCGACGACCTACCAGCCGGGATCATCCACGGTGACGTCATCAGGCGATGCCCTGTGAGCGGCCAATCTCTTCCAGCACATTGCCAGCACGACCGATGAACGTGAGCCGATCAATCGCGCCGCTGCCGGTCGAAATCACCGGCAATGTCGCACCATTGAACTTGTAGTTGGCAGCGGTCCACGCCACCGTGCGGGGCGTGGTGTCCTGCACAATCCTGATGGTGTAGACGCGACCGGCGGTGACGTTGGTCGGCGCGGCCATTGTCGCGTTGCCAGTCAGCGCCAGCGTTGCGACCGGCGCGGCGTCAACATCCCAGTTCGTCGTGGCACCGAACGTCAGCGGCGTCTCGTTGTAGCCTTGGATGCCGCTCCAAGTGTTGTCGGCGTCGAGCAACGGCACGTTGTTGCCGCTCGTGCCGGTGTTCTTGAGCGCCGCCGTGCCGAGACCGAGAACCGTGGAAGCCTGTGCAGCCGTCAACTCCTCGACTGGCCCCGCACCCGCCGACACCCGGCCCAAGAACCGGCTGGTCGCCGACACGTTCTGGATTTTGGCGTAGGTGACCGATGCGTCGGCATAGCTCAAGGTTGACAGCGTACCGAAGCTGAGCGTCAGACCAGACTGGCGCAGCACTTGGCCGTCACCAGCGGACGCAATGCTGGCGTGGTCGGCAGCGGCATTACCGCCGACACCCAGCACCGACAGCGCCCCGCCTTGGGTGAACCGGCTATAGGCCAAGCGCCCGGTCCATCCTGCCGTGATGCTCACAGCCTGCAACAGCGAACCGACTGGCGTCCCGCCCAATGTCAGGGTGACGTTGGTGTCGTTGGCTCTGGTCAGATCGGCTGGCGAAACCGCACCGGCCACGACTGCCCAGCCAAGATTTTTCCGCCCGTAGAGTTGCCCGTCGTTCGGCGCTTCGGTGATGCCGCCGCTGGCTCCCGGCAGATCGGAGAACGCGACCTTCTTCATCAGGCCCGCCGCCGCCGTGTCCGACAGCATCAGGAAATCACCGCCAGCCGGTGTGACCTTCTGCGTCAGGCCAGCAATGTTGATATCGGTCGGCGCGGCAGGCGCATTGGTGTTGTTCGCCTTCAATGTGAAGGCGGCCATCGTAGCGAGTTCGGCATTGGCCACCGGGTCGCCGACTGACCAGACGTTGACGCCGGTTCGACGCGCAATGCCGGTGCCCGTCAGCGCAGAAATTGCCGTGAGATCGGCATCAGCATCCTGCTTGCCCGATCCGCCGGTAACCGGCGTCCAGTTCAGGCTTTGGCGTCCGTACTGGACGCCATCGTTGGGCGCTTCCGGCACCGCGCCGCCAGCCCCGACAGCGGTAACCGGGGCCAGCACATAGCCTCCGGTGATGCTGTTCCAGAGCAAAATGTTTTGATGTGATGGATCGGCAATGCCTGAGACCGGCGGCGCAAAATCGTCGTAGGCAATATCGAACCGGAAGGCACCATTCAGCTTGGTGACGTCGATGCCAGCGCCGTCGAGGATTTGCGCCGGGAACGTGACCAGCGCCTTGAGCTTCATGACAGGGAGATCGGTCACGGCACTACTCCATCCACTATCGGCAGCGGACCGACACTTAATTGCGTCGTCTGTGTGCCGTCGTCATTGGTGATCGTCAGGCCGGTTTTGTAGGTGCCGGGTCCGAGGCCGCGCATCTCGTCGCGCGTGAAGGCCCAGCGAAACACGCCAACGTCCGGATAAGTGATCTTGCCGTTCGCCGTCGAGGCCTGAAGGCGCGGCGCGTCTTGGCTGTCGGCGACCTCCAACACCATTGAGCAGCCGGTGATGTCGATGGGGTTGTCGTCGACATCGACCAACTGTCCGAAACCAATCCACGACGCGCGGTTCGACTGGGGATTGAATGTGATGTGATACATCCGGCGCTCGCTACAGTTTCATATAGAAGGTCACGGTCATGGACGGCTGCACGTTGTTGTGCGGCAGACCACCGCCAGCGACGTCGGTGACATTGGCCAAGCCACCACCAGCCGGTGCGCTTCTGATTTCGATGTCTGCGATGCCTGTCCCTGTGGAGTTGACAAGACCTTGGTTTGCAGGCGCGGCACCACCCCAATTCCCACCACTGTTCAAACCGGCGGCATTGCCGTTGAGAACATGCCCGTGGCCCTTGTCGCGCCCGTAGGCCGGGTGGGCATGCGACGCAAGCTGCGCTGCTGTCAGGGTGTTGCTTTCGAGACCGCCCCGCGCACCGAGGACCGTGGCATCCGCGCCAAAGTATGCTGCGGTCAGTCGCCCCGCCGCCGTGTTGCCCATGTCGTCGAGACCGACAAACGCGGTGCCGCGCCCGTCGGGCAGCGTCATCTGCTTGTTGCCGTTCCAGTCGGCGAGCGCAGTGGCACCTCTGCCGCCGATCACCACGAGGTTCGGATCGGTCGCCCACAAATATTGAAACAGCGCCTGACAGTCGGCGTTGGCGCGTTCGGTCGCGCCGGAAGCCGACGAGCCGATGGTCTTTTGGTTGCAGCGGACCCAGCCGGTGTGCGAGCCGGTGCCGTAGCGTGGCTTGACGTCGCCGGTCGAAAACACCGTGGTGGCATCAACCGAGCCGCCACCGCCTGCACCGGACGACGCGCCGATGACTTGGATGTTGTCGGCGGCAACCTGTACCACGCCAGCAAAGTCGGTCAGCCGGATTTTGATCAGGCCGTCGGCGAGGAACAGTTGCGGGATGCGACCGGCAGCGTCGAGCGTGATCGGGTTCGGCCACGGCAGCGTCAGCGCGAGGTCCTGATAGGCGTTCTGCGGCGTCGAGACGGTACCGGCGACGAAAAAGTACAGCTTGCCGCCCGCGAGCGGATCGCCGTACTGATCCGACTGCTGCGTCATCGACAGTGGAATGGTGCCAGCCATCGCTGTACCTCAATAAAAAACCCGCCGTGAGGCGGGTTTGGCTAAAGGGTTGATTTCAGTGGTTATTTTCGGGGTGGTATATCCAAATTACTTGGGATATAGTCGCCCCCGCATGAGAGAGCCAGTCTACATCCGCGTTCGACCGACGCTCGCCAGCCGCATTTTGGAGTGGCTGTACGTGCTGATCGTTGGCGGCGTGTTCCTGCTCTGGGCAGCGGGCATGCTGGTCGTCTTGGTTCCGTTTTTACTTGCGTGATTGCTCGAACGGCGCACGATTTCCCGCCGCCGAAATGATCAACGCCCGCATCGCCTCTTTTGCCTTGCTCTCAATCGGAGTGAGAACGCCGCGCTTGTTCACGAGATCGAGCAGCGAAGCCATGTAGGCGTCGCGCTGCGCTCCCTGCGCGACCGAAAGGCGGCCAAGCTCCTCGGCAAATCGCTGCGCTTTCGCTTCTGGATCGACGCCGAACAGTTTGCGGGCACCCGCCTCAAGCCCCTTGCCGACAAGGCCGGAAAGCCCGCCGCTTGGAACCAACGGAACCGGCTTCGACGCCTCGTCGAGAAAATTACCGAACCGATTGGTCATGCCGGTGTCGGAACCGGAGGTGACGCGATTGCCGGTCTGGGCGAACCGCGTCTCGCGGTCGATTGCGTTCAGCGCCCGGTCGGCGCGTTCCTGACCAAACACCGCCCGCAGCTTGTCGCGGTTCCAGTCGCCTTCGGATTTCACGGTCGACTGCATCGCCAGCGGATCGTTGGCCTTGGTGCCGACGATGCGGTCGAGTTCGGCGCGAGCGCCCTGCTGGGTGCGGAGCGGCGCGGCAGATGGGCCAACCAGCCTGCCTTGCGGCAACGCGCTCTCCCTGAACTCCTCGGTCAACCGCTCCGGTCGCGCCGCCGTCTTGCCGGTGTCGAACATCATGCCACCAGCCTCAAGCGCCTGCTTCTGGCGAGCAAGCTCCTGATGAAACGCATCGACGTCCTTGATGCCGGGAGCCACTCTGGTCAACTGATCATCGACGTAGCGGCGAGCGACTGTCAGCACACGAATGGCGTTCGGATCGGCCTCGGTCCCGAGCAGCCCGTCGATGGCATGCCGGGTGTTGAGCAGGACACGCGGATGCGGATCGAGCGTACCGGGTGAGCCAGCGACGTCGAGCATCGCCCTGACCCTGCTCGCGGCCTGCTGTGCCGGTCCGCGCTCCAAGTTCGACAGATTGTCGAGGCGGTTGGCGAGCGGCGAGGTATCGACCGCTCTCGCACCAGCGATGACGCGCTCGTAGTCGGGCGACAGGGCTGCTTGCGCCTCGTTGATGCGATCTGTGACCCGCGTCGGATCGACTGGCCTGCCGAGCGCATCGAGATCGGTCGCGAGCCGTGGATTTTTCGTGGCGTTCCGCGCCAGCAACGGATTGACGATGTCATCGCGCATGCCGGGTCGGCTGGCAGCACCACGCGCCACACCAAGCCACTCCGGAGAGACGTCGGCCAGCATCGCCTCGGGGCCGAGCCGGTCCATCTCGGCCCGCAGCGCCGCCATCTTGGCAGTATCGCCGATTGTCCCGGCGGCATAACGCGCCGCCGGTTTGCTGATGCCCGACATCGCGCCGCCGGGGTCGGTCAAGCCCCGCACCCGGTCGGCGACGGCAGCGACGCCCTTGCCATAGAGCGGAGCAACCGCCATGCCAGCAACGCCAGCGCCAGCGCCGACGCTTGCACCAATCCCGGTCTGCACCGGGTCGCCGCCGCTACGCACCGCAGCGTCGGCACCGCCGAGCGCCGCGTTGCTCAGCGCCGCAGCGCCGGTTCGCAGGATCGGTGCGGCGGTGCCCGCACCAAACGCCGCCGGGAAAGCCGCCACCACTGGTGCGGTACCGGCGACGCCGCCGATGGTGCGCCCAGCCAGCGCCGCGCCGGGGTTTTCGATGTCGGCTTTTTCGGTTGCAAGCTTACGCCGCGACAGCGCGTCGGCCTCGGACACGCCATCGACCGCCACGTCATACTTGGCACCGAGGCGTTCGGCACCCTCCTTCACATAAGGACCGACGACCGGAAGCCCCTCCAACACCCCGCCGGTTGCCGCATGCAATTGCGCTTGACTGAGCGCCAGCGGATCGCGCGGCGTGTTGGCACCGACCTCCTTGAGCTTGGTGGCAAGCGCCAGCAGATCGCTGTCAGACAACGTCGAGAGGTCCACCATTACTTGACCCCCTGTGCCGCTGCCCTGCGCTTGGCCATTTCATCCGCGACCTCTTCCGCTGTCGGCTCGCGTTGCCGCTGCGCTCTGGTGCGCTCAGCCGCAGCCGTGAGGAACGCCGTCTCCCCCGGCGAAAACATTTTCTGTTTATCGAGTTCGGCAATCTTGTCGTAGAGATCGGGAGAACCGGCGTTCTGGCGATAAATCTTGGCGACCGCGAGCGAGCGATCCACCAGCTTGACAATCATGTTGCCGACCTTGACGCGGGCCTGATGGCTCAACTCCGGACTGATCACGGCGTCGAGGTAGAGTTGCGCCTCGTAGTTCGAGGTCGCGCCGGGTTGGCGCACCAGCGGCACCAGTTGCTGGGCGATGGACCGCAGCGCCTCGGTGTTGCTCGCCATCTCGCCGGGATTAATTCCGAAGGCCGAGACCACCTTCGCCCAGTATGGCGCAACCTTGCCAGCGTACCCGGCGTAGGACTTTTCCGACAGGCGCAGCGCCTCGTCGAGCAGCGGACGGATACGCACCATCTGAGCGGCCTGCGTACCGATCTCCTTCATGGTGTCCTGATCGACCGCAAAGCGCAGCTTCTGCCCTTGCTGCATGTTCTGGTAGTCGTTGAAGCTGCCCTTGTAGCCCTGCCGAACCTCAAGCTCGTAATCCTTCTGCGTGTCGGTCGGTGCGCTGCGTTGTTCGATGAACTTGGCGATATTGTTCAACGCATCGTTGTAGGGCTTGCCAGCGTCACGAACGCCGGATGAGTTCGCGAGCGCCGCCGCCCGTTGCAGAAGGTTGACGTGCTGAGCAACCGAGCGGCCTTCCGGCACCAAGCCCGCAGCATGCAACGCAGCCTCGGTCGCGGGAGACATGCCAGCCGCTTGAGGCGATCCGGCTTGTGGCGGCGGCTGCTGCACTGGAGGCTGCGGCGGCGGGGCCTGCTGGACCGCAGCCTGCGGCGGCGCGGCGGGAGCTTGCGCCATGACAGGGCGCGGCGGCGGCAGCGGGACTGACTGCGGTGCCATCTGTGGCGGCGTGATCGGGGTCGTCTGCACCGGACGCGGCACCAGCGGCGACACAGGCGGCGGCGGCGGAAGCTGGGTCGGCGCAGGCTGGGCTGCTGCTGGCGGCGCTGCGGGCTGGGCTGGTGCCGGTCGCGCCGCAGGCGGTGCGTTTGCCGCAGCGATGGTGCGCGGCGGAATTTCCATGTTGTCGTCGGCCACAGCGCCCGAGCTTCCCGACACCGACGGCGATACGAGGCGAGACGGTGCTGCACTGGGCGGCGCGGCTGGTGCCGCACCGGGGCCACCGAACACGTTATTAGACATCCCGCCGAGACCGGCCTTGATGCCCATGTCGGTCATCACCTTTTGCAAGGTGGTCAGTTCACCGAGCGCGGGCACACCACCGGCTTGCAGGGTGCGCGACGACACTTTGTCCCAATCGATGGTGCCGTCGTCTTTGGTCGGTGCGCCGCCCTCGAACAGGCTGCGCTGTTTTTGCTTGTAGGCCTGCTCAAGCCCCTCCCAATACGATTTGTTGAGCTTGCCGAAATCGAAATCGGCGTTGGTCTGCGCGGCGTTGGCGAGCAACGCAGCAAGATTGTCAGCCATGGATCACCTTAAGTGAAAGCCGAGAACAAGCTTTTCCCGGCCTGTGCAATCGGCGTTGCGCCCCAGTTGAACGGCTGGCCCGGTGTCTGTCCGACGGGAGTGCCGCCACCGCCACCACCACTGCCGCCACCAATGCCGCTGAAGCTCGTCGGCGGCATCCCCAGCGCCAACTGACCGACGCCGAGCAGCGCATTCAGTTGATTGGCACCGACCTTGTAGTTGTTCAGTTCAGCGCCAGCGAGATTGGCACCCTGCGCGGTTTCCGAGGTGTTGGCTGCGCCACCCTGACCTCGGAACGACGCATCCAACGCGCCAGCCTCGCCGACGTAGGCGTTGCCGAGGTTGCTGCCTGCGGTGCCGTAGCCGCTGAGATAGGGTTGCAAGCCCGAGACGAACTGACCCCAGTTCTGACCGGCGAGACCCTCGGTGAATTTTGCGGTGTCGGTGTCGGTGTTGCCAGACGATAGATTGCCAGCAGCAGCATGCGCCCGCTCGATGGCCTGCTGACCCTGATCACGCGCGAAGCCGTAGACGCCGTACTGCCCCGAGTTCTTGAACAGATCGGTGGCGCGTTGCAGGCCCTCGACACCGCCCGCGCCCGTGGCATCGCCGTAGGCCGCAGCACCGGGCTTGTAAGCGCCAAGCACGTCGCTGAGTACACCTTCGGCCTTGCCGTAGCCCGACGTGATCGCGTTGCGGCCCTGCCCGTAGAGGTCGGACAGTTGCGTGTAGCCCGCCTGCAAACCGGCGTTGGCCTTACGCGCGGCCTCCTCGGCACTCTTGTTCGAGAACAGATCGAAGAGGCCCATGACAAGCTCCTAATTTGCGCCGGGTACCCACAGCTTGGTGGCGGCGTTGTAGACCAGCACTTGCCCGTTGGTCGGCGCGACGGTCGAGACGTCGGGTAACTGCGCCAACCGCTGGTGCGATTGGAAATAGACGTACCAAGCCTGCGTCATCAGCCCGGATTGCTGATCGACAACCGGCGTGTCGAGGTTTGGGAGTGGTGTTGCCATCAGTGATTGTTGATCACGGTGTCTTGGGTGCCGCCGAGCATCGAGCAGTAGACCTCGCCCGACACGCGCAGCCGCCAGCGGCGACCGACGTTGCTGGTCTGCCCGGTTTGCAGGACGACGATGCGCGACGGTTCGGACTGACGACCGAGCCGCCGGAAGATTTCGTTGCCGTAGACGAAGCCGCCGTCGTTGCTCCACGAGATGCCGACGGTCGGCACCGTCGCCGACGGATCAGGCCCGGTGGCGTCGCCGACGCCGGTCACAAAATCGAAATCGGCGCGAGCAACGCGGGTGCGGTTCGGGAATTTCACCACCGGACCGCTTTCCATCAGCATGATCAGCGGATCGGTGACCTCGTTGTACTTGCGCTCATCGACGTAGAGCAGCCGGTTGCTCTTGACGTCGCCTGTGATCCAGCGACCGAACGCCGAAATCCCCGAGATCGAACGCCACCGCGCCGCCAGATAGCTCGCCCGCTCGTTCCATTTCTTCGACCCGATGTCGAACTCCCATGTGAACGTCGGACACGACAGCACCCAGCGCGGATGCCCCTGCGAGATGTAGACGCTCGCCTCCAGCGTGTTCTTGTCGGCCAGCTTTTCGATCAGCCGGTCGAGATCGGGCGGCGAAATCTTGGTCGGGTTCGGTGTGCCGTTCGCCATCACCACCGACTTGTCGTCGGCGACCCAGATCAGCGCCGAGCCGAAGCCGTCCTCGTGGCCCGCTACCGCGTAGCGCCCGAGCAGGCCGCGCTGGATCACGTAGGACCGCGTGAACGGAAAGCCCGTCGGCTGCGCGGTGTTGGAGTAGACCGCGCCGTGGTTTGGTCCCCACACATAGTACTGACCGTTGTACGGCAGGCCGCGCAACAGGCCGCCGGTCTTGGCCTGCTCAGTGGTGTTGTCGAGCGTGTTGATCGTGAGCGCGTTCAGGCCCGACGCCTGCATCTTGCCGTTGCCGTAAGTGAAGATGAAAAAGCCGTCGAGGAAGCCGACGCTGTTCGGCACTCCGATGTTCGGATCGCCGTAGGTGCTGACGTTGGTCGCCGTGGCCACAAACGCGCCGTTGCCGGGGGACACGCAGACGACGTCAGGCGTCGGTGTCTTGTTGTTACGCGCCCAGAACACCTTGTCGGTGCCCGACAGCGCCCCGGCCAAGATCGTCTCGCCGCCGACGCTGTCGAAGATTGCGGCCTTCTCGTTCCACGCCGAGTAGAGTTGGGTGCCGCCGATCAGGATGCCGCCGCGAAAGCCGGGATTGGTCGAGAGCGCGAACTGCGACAGCCCCGGCGACTTGCGCCACACCACCGAAGGCGTGGACGACGCTTTCTTGCTCCCGCCGACGGTCTTGCCGAGCGGCTCCGCGTAGCAATTGATCAGGCGGCCAGCCTCCTCCTGATTGAAGGCACCGGGGGCCGTGCTGAGCGGGAACGGGATCGGGATCGGGGGCATTGCTATCGGGCACCGTTACGGGTTACAGTCCCAAGTTATTTGGGGACACATTCCTATGGCTAAATCCAAGGCTGACCGGGACAAAATGCGCCAACTGAGCGCAATCATGAGCCGCGTCCACGCTCTCGCCGACTACGCTTGGCCGCGTGACCACGAGGGCGTGTCCCCAATGACGAAGGACGCCGAGCGTCTGATCATCGATATTCAGGAGCAGGCCAGCAAAGCTCTCGGGCTACCGGACGGCCAGAACCTGATGACCGGCGACGAGCTTGTCGATCTCGACTAGCGCCCCTTCATCTCGAAAAATTTCATGATGCGGTCGAGCCACTCCTGATCGAGAACCTGTGACGTCGGCACCCCCGCCGTCGGCTTCTCCATGTGGTAGCGCGGCTGGATCGCCGTGGTTTTTCCGGCGGCAAGATTTTCCGCGTTCTTCTTCGCCAGACCTTCAGCGATGGTCGGCGCAGCGACATCGAACGGCACCAGATCGGGCCACTGCCCGAGGCTCGTTCCGGCGACGCCCTTGGAGTAGCTCCGGTGTGCGGTGTCGAGCAGGCCTTGGCCGGGGATGTACTGCGAGATCGCCATGCCGCTGGTGTTGCGCGGCACATCGATCAGTTCGGGCACTGTCATGGCGTGGCGCACGGCGGCGACGTCGGGCATCCCTCTCTTCTGCCAATCCGCGAGGCCCATCTTCTCGGCCATGTACGCCTTGGTCTTCATGCCGCCTTGCAGATTGCTGATGTACTCCTGAAATTTTGGGCTGTTGATGCTGACCCAGTCGGGCACCCGCTCGCGCATCAGTTCATTGAACGCTTTGGCGTCGGCGCGTTTGATCGGAGCCTGCTGCACAAGCTGCGACAGCGGCTCAGCAACGTGATGCGAGGCGTCGATGCCGGTCGGCGACATCGTCATGGGCGCGATGTAGACCGGCTTGCCAGTTTCAGCCAACCGCGCCGCTTGGTTGTCGAGCTTTCGCGCAATCGGAGCCTCCGAAGCCCACGCCATCCCCGGATTGGCTTCGGGAAAACCGACGCCGCCCTGCGCCACGACCGGCCTGCCGAGCTTGGTGTTGTCAACGTGCGTCAGTGTCCGGTTTGCCAGCGACAGATCGCTGGGCGTCAGGATCAAGTGGCCGCCGACCATGTCTTCGGGCGAAATGATCTTGGTCTCCGGTGTCCGGATGTCGGTGTAGCGATGCTCCATTTCGGCGAGCGGCTTACGCAGCTTAACATCCGAGATCGGCGACCACAGATTGGGGTCACGTCTGACGCTTGCCGAGAACAGCGGATCGTTTTTGAAGTTTACGAACTGGTTCTCGCGCAGCACATCCTCGCTGGCGACCGGAAACTTGCTCCGCAGTTCTTCCGGCGTGAGATCGGCGCGGCTCTGCACCGCCCGCGCCTCGACCTCGCCAGCTTGCCGCCGGTAGGCGTTCTCAACTCCGTACTCTTGTGCCATGCGGTCGGCGGTGGCCGACGGCTTTTTGATGACCTTGAGGTAGTCCCTGTACTCCTTCTCGGTTGCGCCCTCGGGACCAAAGCCCGCCACCTTGCTGTAGGTGTCCCTGTCGAGCGGCGTCGTCATCGCCCTCAGACGTTCTTGATAGATGTCCCACGCTGGCGTTCCCGGCCTCAGTCCAATCGTATTGCCGCCCTTGGCAAAACCCTCGATGTCTTGGATGCCGTGCTGTAGCTCGTGCAGCGCCGTGCTTCGCATCGATGGCAACGCACCGGGGGCGAGCGTGACTGTCGGCGGCGAGCCTTCGGAGCCAGCTTGGTACATCCCCTTATAGCCAGTAGGCCGCGCCATCAGATTGAGGTCGGCTTCGCGCAGTTGCGGATACGCCGCATACAGTTCGGGGTGGCTGAACGTCTCACCGATTGGCGTCGCCTTGTCACCAGCGATCATGCTGTGCAGCTTCGGATCGGTCTGCCACTTGCTGGCCGTGTCCGGTATTTCAAAGCGCCATTTGTTGTCTGCGCCAGTGAACCAGCCGGTGTCCTTCCAAATCTGTTCCGGCGCGACACCCTTCGCTGCCATCTCCTGCGCTTTGGCGAGAGCAACACGGTCGGCGGTTTTTGCTCCGACGCCGAGAAACATCGCCGTGACAGGTTTTGCCGCAGCGGCGGCAAGCTTGCCGCCCGGTATCCAATCCAGAGCGGTGTTGAGCAGGCCCGACGCGCCAGAGACTGCGGCAGCACCATACTTGCCTTCTCCAACTTGCTCCTTCGCCCTGAGTGCGTCTTCCGTTGACTGCACTGTGCCCGAACCCGGCAGGATCATCTTGGCCGCAGAGCCAGCCAAGCCGACGGCGTTGGTCAGCCCCTCCCACAAATTCGGGCCGAGGTAGTGGCGCAACGTCTCGTCAGCGCGGTCACCCAGCCCCGGCTCACGACCGCCGAACCCCGTGAATGGTCTGTCGGTCGAATAGGCCGGGATCGGGCCAAACGCACCCTGCGTTTCTCTGGGCGCTTCCACTGGCCGCCACAGCGATGGTGCCTGCGGCGTCGTCTGCGTCAGCCCCTGCCACATCTCGGGCGTCAGTTGGTCGTAGGATGCATCGCGCGACGGCGTTGCCCACAATCCAGCCATCAGTAGTACTCGACCTCCTGCGGCCCATAGCCGGGACGCGGGCGCTTGATGGAGCGGATGCGGTTGCGCCAGTACTGCGCCTGCTTCGGATCGGATTTCAGACCGTACTGTTCAGCCGCAGCGTCGGCGACGAGCTTGCAGAACGTCACGAAGATGTCGTCGTCGAGCGCATTGGGATCGGCGATGTAGATTTCGTCGGCGGATAGCTCAGCGACAACGCTGTCGATGTAGCCATCGATGTCGCTGGCATCTTCCGCCGACGGATTGGTGCCGACGTCGCCTCCAGTCAGGATCGCGAGGACCTTGAACTGGATTTGAGCGCGGGTCTTAGCCACGGTGCGACCTTCGGCCACCGCGTTGCTGACCTTCCGGCGGATAATCATCCGGGTCCGGATGCGGCGACGGCATCTCGCCACTGGAATGCGTGGCGCTGCCCTCCTCCGAGACCTCGAACAGCGCATTGTTCGAGAGCTTCTTGATGGCGTGGGCGTTTTCCGGCGTGTCCTCGATCACGACCGGCTGGCCGTCGAAGAACGTGAAGCCGAACAACTCGCAGACCTTGCTGTCGCCCTTCGGCGCTCGATAGATCGCAGAAATTGCACTCATGGACGTCTCCTCGGTGGTGGGAAAAACAATCCGCCTGCCGCCCTAGCGCCGACGACGATGGGACACGGCAGGCGGATGCCCGGTTGCTACCCCTGCTCGCGCGGAAGGAGGCAACCAAGCTCTGCTAGTTGTCGATGAAGCCGATCAGATAGAGATCGATGGTGCCGACGACGTTGCCAGCAGCCTGTGTGCCGATGGTGACCAGCACCTCGTTCTCGACCGTGTTCTTGAACAGCAAGCCAGCCGCCGCCAAGGTGACGTTGGTCGCAGCCGCGACGCCGGTCGTCAGATAGCGGTTGGCAGAGCCTGCATCGCCGACGGTGAACGCGAGGCCAGCGGCGAACGCGCTGGAGATCGCGATGATGCCGGTGGCGGTGAAGCCCGGCGGCAGCGTGAACGCACCGACCACGTTGCCGGTGACATCGTCAGCCGCACCGATGTTGACGCGACGACCGATGGTCTTGACCGTGCGGGCAAAACCTTGACCGCCAACTTGGGGCTGACCCCAATCCTTACGATATGCCATTTGCGATTTCTCCTGACAAAGGCATGGTTAAGCTTACGGTGCGACCGTTCCGAACAAGTACACATCGACCGTGCCTGCCGCGCCGACTTGCGCCACGCCAGACACTTGCAAAATGATTTCGGTTTCGACCGCGTTCTTGTAGAGCAGCCCGCCAGCAGCCAGCGTCGTTGTCACGCCGCCAGCACGTGCGGTGGTGTCGGCGTTGAGATAGCGAAACGCCGAGCCAGCATCGCCGAGGCTGAACGACAAGGTCGGCGCACCGCCCGTGTCCATGTCAGTCGCGGAGAACAGGATGCCATCGACGATGAAACCCGGCGGCACCGAGAAGATGCCGATCTGATTGCCAGCGCCGTTGACGTCGGCGGCAAGCACGTTGATGCGCCTGCCGATTGCCTTGCGGGTGCCGAAAAATCCCAAGCCGCCGATCTGCGGCTGGCCCCAGTCCTTGCGGTACGCCATCGATTGCTCCTCTCAAAAAGCAAAAGCACCAGTGGGGGTTCTCCCCACTGGTGCTGATCGCTTATGGGTTCGGCGGCGCGGCAACGAAGCCGGTCACCATGCCCCAATCGACGAGCGAACCGACGGTCGCGCCCGCGACGCTGAGCGGAGCCTTGGCGATCTTGGCAACGCCGTACTGTGCCTCGATGCCCATGCCCTGCACGAAGTCGTAGTCGCCGTCCTCCAACGTGGTCGGGCGCGGCATCTGCCCGACTGCGTAGGCCATTGCGCCTTGGCCGAGCATGAACACCGGCTCGACATCGACGGCAGCGGCACCGGCACCAACCAGCAGCAGGCGCTGCGTGATCTCGGGCATCTCAAGATAGTAGATGCCGTCATAGACCAGCCCACCGCCCGTGAAGATCGGGTTGTTGGTGGTCGGGCTGCTCTCGCGTTCACGCGCGTCGCGATTGGCCTGATACATGATCGGATCAGACTTGAGATCGCGCATCGCTCGCGAACCCACCAGCGCCAAGTACCACTCCTGATCCGACTTTTTCAGTTGGAACGGATTGATCTTCGGCCTGCCGTTGTAGACACCGGGGTTGGCCGGTGACACGCCAGTCTGCTGGGCCAACTGCTTCATCGTCGAGCCGATTGCAGCCGACATCTTGTCGGTCGGGCTATCGACGTTGAGCAGCGACGCCGCCATCGTGCCGACCGCTCCGGTCGCGACGGTGTAGTGGTTGGCAATCGCAACGCCGAACAACGCGCGGTCGAAGTTGGCGATCAGCCAGTTGTTCTTGTCCGTCGCCGACGCCGCCGACCATTTCAGGCCGTTGACGCGGTTGCCCGGAGCCGTGAGGCGACCGGACTGGATCGACGACGTCGGGATCGACAACAGCGCGTCGATCAGATCGTCGCGCACGACACGCCGCGACCAGCCCGACAGCAAGCTGCGGGCAGTCGAGCGCACCGAGAACGAGCTTTCTTTGTCGGCTGCGCGATTGTTGGCGACCGCGTTACGTGCCCAATCGGCCCATACCGGGAAGCCGTAGCTGTCGATCTGCTCCTCTGCGCCGCGCAGCGTACCGGCACCGACACCGGCTCCGGTCAGTTGCGTGACGAGGGGAACGCGGATTTCCTTGCCGTCGGCGGCAAGGTCCTTCATTCGCACGATGGGGTACGTGCTGTCCGGACCCATGTACGGGTCGAACCGCGACGCCCGCAGAAAATCAAACGCCACACTAGTGCGGAATTTGATCAGTTCATTGTTAGGGTGATTGGTAGTGAGGGCCATTGGCCAGTCCTTTCAGGGTGAAAGTCCCGGCGACCGGCCCCGCACAACAAAAAACCCGCCAAGCGGGGCGGGTGATCATCGACGAGGTGTTCGGTCGTCAGGACGTCGCGCTGTCCCACAGGGCGTCGTCAGACAAGTCCTGCTGAGAGGCACGAAGCGCAGCGTTGGAACGGCTGATGCCGTTCAGCGATGGAGCCAACTGCACGTTGGGACGACCATTGGTCTGAGATGGCGCTTCTCCACGCCACGTTTCCATTGCGACCTTGCGAAACTCCGGATCGTTGAGGCGAGCCTTGCGGTCCTCCTCGATGATCCGTTTTTTGTAGGCCTCTGGATCGCCGCCGACCTCGGCTTGAATTTTCTTCTCACGAAACCACTGGATGAGCGTCTCGCCCGGATCGCCGGATCGCTGCATGCGGGCATTGAGTGCCGGGTCCGCAAGCTGCTGGGCCGCCGTGTAGGCTTGGACAAACTCTTCCTTGTAGACTTTGTGAGCCTGCTGAAGACTGAACTCCCGGCGTTCATTGAGCAGGCGCTCATCCATGCGCCGCTCCATGTACTGCCGGTACTCCTTCGGATGCAGCAGCGGATCGGGTTCGTCCTCTTCCTTCGGAGCATCAGGCTTCGGCTGCGCTTGTAGACGCCGCTGAAATTCCTGACGTTCAAAGTCGATACGATCCCGCTCCCGCCTCAGTGCGTCACGCTCTTGCTTGATGGCGTCACGTTCGGCTTCCGCCGCACGTTTCTCCTTGGTGACATCACGAAGGCGAGTGGACGGCACCATCGCCGGTTCGTCGGCCTCGGACCCTTCGGTCGAGGCGTCGGGCTTGGCAGTGGCATCCGTCTTCGGCTGCTCAGTCGTCGTCTGTGCGGCAGGCGCAGGGTCCGGAGCCGCTGGCGTCACCGTCTCGGCTGGTGACGTCTGCGGTCCATCGACTGCGGTGTCGAACAGTGCGTCTTCAGTAGGAAGGTCGTTCTCAGGTGTCATGGTCATCCTCATTCCCGCGTTTCGCTGCGGCGCGTGGCCCCTCAATCGCCGGGGCGGGCGTTTGCCATCTGTCGCTCAGGCTGCGTGGCCTCGGTGTCGCCCGAGGCAGGCGGTGCCACTATTTCGTCAGTGGCCAACGATCTCTCCACGGCGCGGAAGGCGTCGAGGCAGGCTGAATATGCCGCCCACGTGTAGCTGTTCGGCGTGAACTCATAGGCGCGGCGCGTCGCTCGCTGCGCCCGCGCGATGGTGTCGAGCAACTTGACCAGATCGAGCGGCTGCTTCTGCGTCATTCAGAAATGCCCGTCGCGGCCTGCTCCTCGGCCATCGCCATCTGACGCTCGTGCGCGTCCTCGGCGATCTTGGCGTCGGCCTGCGCCCTGATGTGCGCGATGGCGATGTCGGCAGAAGCTCGCATGCGCTCGATCATCATCTCGTTCTGCGCCATCATGCGGTCGAGCATCGCTTGATGTGCCGCCTCGGCCTGCCGCGCCTGCGCGTCGATTTGCTGCTGGCGCACTTGGTTGGCGGCCTCGCGATCCGCCTCCTGCTGACGCAGCACCGCCTCCTGCTGAGCCTTCGCCGCCTCGCGCTGGGCGTCCTGCGCTGCGGTCTGCTGGTCGATCTGGGCCTTCGCCTGCACCGCCATGACGCGCGGATCGGGCGGCGGCTGCTTGTTCTGCTGCTGCTGGATTTTGTCGAGCATGGGCTTCTTGACGCTCGACGGCAGCGGCGACAGTTCGATGGCAATCTCGGGAAACTGTTGCAGGAATTGCGGCCCGAGCGACTGCAACACCATCATGGCGTCGCCCTGCATGTTCACCGTGTCTGGGCCTTCGTCGATGATGATGTCGACGTCGAGTTCGCCGAGCGCGTTGACGATGATCGGCTGGCCCCACTGGTTGAGCGTCAGTTGGTTGACCTTGAAGAACTGCGCGACGTTCATGTCGTCGGTGACCCTGATCCACCGCTCCTGCTTCCAGTGCCGCTGCACGATGTTCCAGATGTCGCGATAGACCCGCATCTTCCAGTTCTTGAACGCGGTCAGGTACGGGCCGAGTTCGGCGATACCCGCCTGCTGCAACAACTGGATGGCGCGGCCCGAACTGTCCTCAAGACCTTGACCGATCAGCGCCGGGTTCGGCCCGAAATTCTCGATCTCGTTCTTGGCCTCCTGCAACAGTTCAAGCTGGCCCTTGAAATCGTTCAGCGCCGAGGTGTCAGGCTCCATCTTGAGGCCGGGATTGACCTCGACCCAGCCGTCCGACTTGGCCCACTCCTTCCGCGACCGCTCGACGTCATCGACTGCGCCCTTCTCGCTGACCACGCGGCGGCTGTTCAGCAGATGCAGCGACTTGCTACGCCGATGGTTGATCTCGTCCTGCGGCGATTTCAGATTGCGCGGGAAGCCGTAGCGGTCGCCGTCGTGATCGACCGACGCCGAGAACATCCGGTAGCGCGGGAACGTCTTGCCCTTCTCGTCGAGGAACGGGCTGACGCCCTGCATCAGCACCACGGTGCCCGCGTACAGGCACCAGCGCCATTTGCCGTTCAGGATGTACCAGTGATCGACGAGGCGAACCTTTTTCGCCGTGGTGTTGACCCAGTTTTTCTCGCGGTCCTGCTCGCTGACCGTCATGGTGTCGGAGCCGGTCTCGACGATGTCGTCGATCTCGTCGGCCTTGTCGGGCACCATCTCCTTGACTTGGTCGGCATCGCACCACTTGGCGACGCCCATGAAGCGGCAGTCAGTGAAGCCCTCGTCGTAGGAGCGTGGATCGTAGAAGAACCCGTCGCCGTAGGTGATGTGCATCTCCAGCGTCGGGTCGCCGGTCTGCGCGGTGACGAGGTCGTACTCGATGCCGGAAATTCCATCGATGCCAGCGGCTCGCGCGATCCGCGCCGACTTGCTGTTCCAGTCGTTGCTGTCCAGCACGTAGCGCAGCACGGCGGTCGCGACCTCCGCGCCTTCGTTGTGCTGCGGTGTGCGCGGGTAGGCCTTCGGGTCTTGCCGCAGCCGCTCGACGAGGCCGACCACGGCGTCGATCTTGCGGACGATGCGGTTCGAGGTGACGACCGGCTGCTTGCGGTCGCGCAGCGTTCTGATTTCTTCGGCTGTCCACTGGTCGCCGTGGTAGTAGTGCCGCGCCTCCAGCATCTCGCGGCCTTCGGCGTCCTTGGCCTTGGCGAAATCCTGAAACTGTCGGCGCAGCAGAGTGATGTCGAGATATTCGTCGTCGTCGTCGTTGGCTGCTGGCGCTTGGACACGGCTCCGCTGCCGCCTGAGTTCTGGCGGCGGCAGATATGCGACGTTGTCCATGGATTGTTAGATTTCGGTCCGGGGCGAGCCGTCGGCGTCGCGCGTGATCGCGACATTGACCCACATCGCAGTCTCGCGGATGCGGCGCAGGATGTAGGTCTTGTCGGCACCGTCAGGCAGCATTCTTGCAACCTGATCGGCGTAGTCTCGCGCGGCCATGCGTAATTCCGTCATCGCCGCCATCTGCTGGTCGCTGGGCCTGAGATAGTCGAACGTGCTTTCGTGAAGCCGCATGTCAGCGTCCCTTACCGGGTTTGCCCTTGTACCAACCGTAGTCGCGGTTGCTGGGCGGCACTGTGCTGGTCGTCGGTGCGCTCATTGATCTGGTAAGCATGCTGCCACCTTCAAAAGGTCCTTGATCTTGAGCAGGATCACATCGCTGTGGCCACCGTCGCCGACACCCTTGCGATAGTTGCCAGCCGCGTAAGCTTCGCGGCAAATCTGTTTGAGGTGCGGCACCGGGATCATCAGGTACAACAACGTCGCGTCACCACGCGCCAGTTCATGCACCCAGAAATCTGCTGGCGTGGCCGCGATGCCGCTTGGCTTGCCATCCCACGCATACTCGATGCAGATGTTGCCGGTCTGCTCCCACTGAAAGCGTTCGGTCTTCAACTCGATGTTCGCGTTCTGAAGACGCGCCGCAAACTGATCCTGATCGTTGAGCGCACTGCCAAGCTGGATATCGAACTTGGCTCGCGGC